TTCAGTTGGATGATCAAGTTCACCTGAAGCTGTGTCTCTATTCAATTTCTCATTGATATAGCTATTAACAGCAGATTCAGCAACGTTTATAGGGTATCTCCTACGATTACCATTAACAATTTCAGCCTGAATGGTAATACCTTTAAGAAACAAATCCTTTTTGTCTTTCCCTTCCTGAATAATTTCAATAGAATCGTTTAGCTCGGAAAGTAGCTTTAGCATATTTATTCCTTTTTAGTGAAAGAAGTTCCAACTTCTTTGGTTAAGTCTTTTTTAAAATATTGTAACTTTTTATCGCAAGCTTGTTTAATCTTATTCTTGAATGCTTCCAATTTACCATTTACTACCATGTTCAATAAACTATTCATTATTTTACACCTTTCTTATATTAATATTTACTAAATATTTAACTAAAAATCATCTTCATCTTCAACTTTTTCTTCTTTGTTTTGTGAAATCTCCTTTTCAATCTGTTTTATTTCGGCGTCTGTTTGTTGTAGAACATTCTTTTTAACCCAATCAGAAGAGTAAAATCTTCCTATATAATCATTAATAGAATCTAATAATTCCAATCTTTGAGAAAGTATTTCGTTATTTTTTAATTCTGTAAAATAATTATTAGTATTCCAAACAAAATTAATGTCATTTTTTATTTTATTCCATTCATCAATTTTTAGAATATTTTTCTTGATCAATTGAACCTTTAAAAGTTCATAAAATAAAATAGAAAAATCTGTTTTTAAACGATTAACGAAATCTTGAAATGATAGTTCTGGCCTTGATAATTCTCCTGTTCTACCAATTTCTACCATAGCTTGTTCATCTGTATCTAAACGTGAAAAAGGAACCTTTAGAGAAGATAGAACATTCTTTTTGAAATATCTAATATCTTCAATTTCGCCAAGTTGTTGACCACCTTCCAAAGTTTCTACTTTTGTTCCTTTGGTGTCTCCTCTTGTTGGAAGATAAAAATCCTCTAACATGGTCATGACGTTTCTATTTTGGGTTACTTTACCTGTTGTTACATCATAAGTAACGGAACTTTTGAATTTGTCCATTAAACCTTTTACATAATTTTCGGCCTTTGTTTTAGGTAGTTTCCCAACATCAATATAAAAAACACGTCTTTCGGGAGCCCTTGTTATTCTATAAATAACGGCAGAATCTTCTAATAGTCTTAACTGATTAAGCGGTTTAATGCTTTTGTGTAAATGTGAAATATAATATTCATTATCTGGATCTGTTTCACCAGAAGGAACGAAAACAATATTACTTGCTGATATTTTTACACCCTCTTGAAATTTTCTATCATAATCAGAAATACCAGTTCCATTTGAACGTCTTTTTACTTTATTATTATAATCCTCTTTATATATATAATAAATATTCCCATCTTCATCATCTTTAACCCTAACTATATCAAGTGGGGATAGTTTCCTTACTTTTGCAATACCATTACTTTCGTTTTTCTTAAAAATAATCTGGAACCACAATCTACCATCGATATACCATTCACGAAATGTCTTTGAACCAGTTCTTTTAAAATTTAGAATATTTAATATCTCATTAAATTCTTTTGTAATCGTTTCTTTTGTGGAATCGTTTATACCTTCCGCTGAATCCAAATTTAATGCAATATTATTTTTATTATCTTCAACAACTACACATTCATTTACAATTTGATCTATTGCACTTTCTATAGTATGATCTAATGCAACATTTCTATATGTTCTTACCAATTCTTTAATAGTGGAAAAACTTTTATTAAAATCGATAGAACAAATTACCGAATTTGAATCTAATAGTGGTAATTCTGGTTCTTCATTGGCTGGTAATATATTTGTGTCATCAAAATCGGTAGGTTCTTCAAATTTTTTATCGCTTTTGCTACCGATTGTAGAAAAGAATTCTTGTAAATATTTAATTGGTTTCATATTGTTTCCTTATAATGTTATATATTTAACAATATTTACTATTTTTTTCCCTTGGATTGAGTTTTCTTTCTGTGTAATGCCCATTTTGCCCTAATTGCTGAAAGAATTCTTTTCTCGGAGTCTTTTTTAAATTTTGGTCTAATATCTTTAACGGCAGCATTAAAAGTTTCCATATCAAAAATTTTCATACTTGACCTGATATGTGTATATAGATATCTTCTGATAACAAGATACAATAAAGCTTCTGGAAGATTTAAACTTACCCATGCTTTTTTGATATCGATATATTTAATTCTTCTACCATTTTTAGCGGCCCTAACTAACTTTTTTGCAAGTTGAATTCTTTTTGTCCATTCTAAATAATGTAGATTGATACCCAAAAATCCATCAGAATATTTGGTAAGTACAATAGAAAAAGGCAAAGAATCCCAATATGGCAAATCTGCTTTAGTCTTCGCATCATAGACAAAAAGTACTGGAAAACCAAGACGCATTTGTCTACTTCCTGGTTTCACTGTAGGTATTTTTTTATTTTTATATAATTTTTTGAATAATACTTCTATGTCTTTTGGGAAACTTCCTTTAGCCATTTTCTACCTCTTTTATTTCCCACCCACAACTATTTAATGTCTGTATAGTTGCATTGCTTCTCACTTTAAATGATATTTTTGGTTTATTAATATTATTTTTAATTCTTTTTAAACTAATGTTGTATTTTTTACAAATATATTTTAAATTTCCATACGATCCTATAATTTGACCATTTGGAGCAAACAATAAATATTTTTTAGCAGAACCATTTTTATAACCGTTTAAAGATTTATTCTTTTTTCTTGTTATTGCTGCTTTTCTACCAATCTCTTTGTATGTACCATTTTTAAGTTTTGTTTTATGAGCTTTTAGATTTTTTTCTTTTATAACCATAGTGCCGGATTTTGCATTAGAAAAATGATGATCATCACCACATATTAAAGAATTATTTTCTTCTATAGTTTTCTTTCTCTTTTTAACTATTTCATCAACCATACCATTTTTTCTTTTAGTTTCCCATGCTCTATAAGCAAGTAATTTTCCGGTCCCTCTTCTTTTTTTAGTCTCAAGTGATTTTTCTATATTAAAATGGCCTCTACCACCCAAAACTATATTATATGTATCATTTCTTCTTATAAATTCTTCATTTACAATATCATATTCTTTTTGAAACATTTCTTCTTTTGTTTCACATAAAAATAAAATTTCCTTTTTAAATACCTCAACACCATATTTTTTTAATGCTCTTCCTATATACAATCCAGAACCCATATATTTATCGTTTGGGTTATGTGTGGTGTGGGCACCGATATATATCATATTATTTATAGTATTTGTTATTTTATAAACTGTATGGAAACTTCCTTTAGCCATATTATATAATTATCCTAAAATTTTTCTCATATTTTTAATAGTATTTTTGGATTCTTTTAGACTTTGACTATATTCATCTTTTAATTTGGTTATTTTCTTTTCTATCTTTTTAAGATCAGTTTCATTAGCTACAGCTTTTTGTGCCTTTTCGAAAAATAATGCCGTATCTTCTGTTTCTGGAAAGGAAGTATATTTTCCAAGAGTACTAACCTTTTTACCACTAGGTCTTTGTGTTATACCATAAACACCCCAATATCCCTGCCTCATGAAAGTGGTTCTGAATACAACAAAAGAAAATTCTGCTTTGTTATTCATGTGACTCAAAGCTTTTTTACCTGTAATAACGTTTTTCCCTACAGGTATAAACATATATTCATTATTACTATCAGATCCCAACTTCTTTTTTAGAAAAGCATTCATATCACTTTTTTTGAATTTTACTTTTCTTCCTGTTTTATCAGTAACAATTTTTGAAACTTTTGCTTTTGGGAAAATTTTATTTGGATCTGTGAAAATTCCACTATCGTTTGTGAAACTCCAATCTCTTTTGCTCAACTTCTGTTTTTTGTTTTTATGTAAAGCGAAAGCATCAACAAATATTTGATATGTCTGTCCTGCACCACCAAGTGAACCACCACCTCTTAAAATATCACTAACACTAACATGAAGTTTTACAGGGAAAATGGTATTTCTATCTTCTGTGTGAAATTCACCTTCTACAGTAGCAAAATCAGCATATTTAGAATCTTTATTTGGGTATGTTTTTGTTATAGTAAAAAAGAATTTCTTTCCAGTGATATCTTCAAAATGTTTTATATATTTTTCAGTATCGAACTTTGAAATCATTTCTTCTTTGACTGCATTTGCTAATTGTACATCTCTTTTGGCTCTATCTGCATAACTTTCTTTTGGTTCTAACTGTTTAATATCAAAACTTTTTAAATATTCATATGCTGCTTGTATTTCACGAAATTTAGCAGCATCACCACCTTTATCTGGATGATGAACCAAAACAAGTTTTCTGTATGAACCCTTAATATCAGCCATAGAAGGTGAACCACCAAGACCTAAAATCTTGGTGGCTTTATCAAAAGTCATACTTTCTATTAGAAATATTTCTGCGAAAGTTTTCATTTTATCCTTTTAATATTTTTTAAGTTCTTTTTCTCTTTTATTAACTTTTTTGGTAAGACTCTTTTTAGATACATCATTCATAGCATTCCAATATTTTGCACTGCTACTTCTCTGTTTTAATAAATCATTCCACCACAAATCTATCTCTTTAACGGATTTTAGTTTCATCAATTCATCAGTTAACATATTAAGAGCAACACCACTTTCGATCTTTTTTTCTGTTAGAATATCTACAAACGACTTCATTAATCAGTCTCCTTCTTGGCTTTCCACCCCTTGTCAACGGCATCAAAAAATTTCTTTTTGTCTTCATCAGAAAGATCTTCTGGTGAATCAACTTTCCATTTTTTCAACATAGATTGAAAATATTCATCATATTCTTTTTTACCATTTGATTCTGTAACAAGATCAGAAGCATCTAACCATTTGTTAGTTTTTTTAATGTTGATGTTTTTATATTTTTTAAACATCTTTTCTTTTGCTTCTTTTGATAATGTCTTCCAAACATCAGCACCCAAAATTCTAACAATAACCCTTTTTAGCACTTCTTTCGGAACTTCTTTCTCTGATAATTCTTTATTTTCAAAAATTTCCTTAAATGTTTTCATTTATAATTCCTTTTATTTATTGTATAAATGTTTATGGATTACTTTTGCATATTCTTTTACCCATGAAGCAAATGGGTCTGTTACTGTTTGAAATTTCTTTTTATTAAATTCTTTATCTATATCAAATTTCTTCCCATCTT